TGGTATCGTGATGATTCATATTAAGGGACTGGACATTTGAAAGGGGTGCTGACCATGACTATCAAGGATAAGCTGAACCTGATGGATGAAATCAATGCTGTGAATGAATCCCGTGTGAAGGCGTTTCTGGAAGAAGGCAAGTTTTTCAAATCATGGTTAATTGACTATGCGGCGGTTTTGGAAGATGGTTCGACCATCGAAACGGAACGGGGAACTGACTGTGAACCCTTCATCATTGCTGCTCCTGATATTGCCGGGGCGCTGTACTGTGCTAATGATCTTCTGACCACCATTGCCCCCGGACAGGGCTGGAAAAAGTGGATGATCTGGAACATCGGCATTGTGGAAGATCAACTGTTTTGACCAAAGGGGCGAAAGCCCCGCCTAATGCGGCTTCCTGAAAGGGAACGGGTCACAAGCCCCGGAAAACGCAGAGTGGGCGAACCTTGAAACCTTAATATCAAAAGGCGTTGAGGACGGAAACCAGAGCGCCAAGCGGCAACCATGCCGTGACCCCTGAAGGGTAAGCGTAACCCTGGACGGGATAGCGTGGGCAATGCTGGTGTGGTCGGTTGTCACAACGTATAGGAGACGTGCAGAACCTTTTATATAACTATGCCCAAACAAGGGCTATTGGCTTTTCAAAAAAAAGCGAGGTAAAACCAATGAACGAAATGACTATTTTCCAGAATCCCGAATTCGGACAGGTGCGAACCATCACCCGCAACGGTGAACCGTGGTTTGTTGCCGTGGATGTATGCAGGGCATTGGGATTCAAGAATCACAAGGATGCTATTGCTTCTCATGTTGATAGAGAAGATAAGTATTTGTTTCTAAGGTCGGAAAACGCGACCTTAGAAATTCCTAATCGTGGTTTGAATATCATCAACGAATCCGGCCTGTATGCCCTTATTTTCGGAAGCACTCTTGAATCAGCCAAGCGTTTCAAGCATTGGGTGACAAGTGAAGTGCTTCCTTCTATCCGTAAAACGGGGTCATATACCGTTTCCAAGTACAAGCCCAAGGCAACCAGCGTGGGTGAAGTGGTAAACCTGATCGTTCAGACCCGTGAAAGCATGGAACGGCAGGGCAGCAGTCCCCGTGAAGTGGCTATTGCGGTGAAACAAATCTGTGAACAATTCGGTATCATGTTGCCGGATTGCTTTGTGAAGCCTGAAACCTTCACCATGAAGGATGCAATGGACATGGTGGACTTTGTGTATTCACAACCCCGTGGGAAAGGCAAGCGCAAGCCCACCTATGAAGATTATATGGCTTCACGGTCTAATCAAAAGCGCCTGAATGGGCGCTGAATCAAGAATTGAGGTGAAAAGGATGACCAACACCTTGAAGCTGAAAGCGCTGATTATGGAGCGCGGTTTCACACAGGAAGAAGTTGCAAAACGTCTGGGAATCAGCGTTCAGAGCTTGAACGCCAAGATCAACAATAAGCGTGAATTCAAAGCAAGTGAAATCACCATTATGATTGATCTGCTGAAGATTACAGACGTGAGCGCGATTTTTTTTAACCAAAAAGTGTCCTAAAAGACACCAACGGAGGAAAAATCATGAAGAAGCTGCATTTTGCGTGGATTGAACAGATTCACAGCTTTGATACCGCTGAAGAACGGGCGGCGTACATCGAAAAGCAAACGGCGCTTGCACAGCGTAAGCGCCAAGCCCCCGTTCAGGTAATCACCGAATGGGTCATGGATGATGGCCGCTTTGCCTTGCGGATTCGCAAGCCCTACAACGGGAACGAAATGGGCGAATTCGGAAGCAACCATTGAAAGGAGTGTAGACCATGAGTTTTGCAACCAATCTGAAGGCCGCAATGGAAGAACGCCGGGTCAGTCAGTCGGAACTTTCCGCTTTGACGGGTATCGGCAAATCTTCCATCAGTCAATACCTTTCCGGGAAGAACATTCCCAAGGATGCCGTGAAGCAGAAGTTGGCTGAAGCCCTTGAAACTTCTGTGGATTTCCTTGACGGCAAGAACGTTTCCCCTGATGTGAATTCTGCCGGGGAAGCCCTGAAGAACGTGCCTGTGGAACAGGCGGCAAAGATGCTGGGCAAGTCGAAACAGTTTGTCCGTGTTGCCCTTCAGCGCGGTATTGCCCCCTTTGGCTTTGCCGTGAAGGTTTCGGGTGATAAGTGGTCTTATCACATCAGCCCCCGGAAGCTGAATGAATACATGGGGGTAAGCGCATGAAGGAAAAGCAGTATAAAGAAAGCGTTATTGAACGCAATCAGCGCCTTGGAACGGCTGAAAAGATTGCTTATTTCAAGGTTAAGCAGCAACTTCCTTATGAATGCAAAGTTCAGTATGCAGAATTACGCGCCCGTGAATTTGAAACCGAATGTGCTGCAAGGGATTTGAACACCCATGTTTCCGTTGGCGGTCTGGATAGTATTACCTTGCTGTTGTTCTTGCGCAGTATTGGCATTGACCCGCCTGCAATCAGCGCTTCTTCTTTGGAAGATAAGAGCATTCAAAAGATTCACAAGATGCTTGGGGTTGAAACGGTTAAACCCCTGAAAAGCAAGGTTGAAATCCTGAAAGAATTTGGTTATCCCATTCTTTCCAAGGAAATTGCCGGAAAAATCAGCTTGCTTCAGAATCCGTCTGATAACAACGTGGTTGTTCGTCACGCCATTATCACGGGTGAAACAGGTGCTTATGGCGGTAATAGAACCAACACCCGAATGAAAATGTTACAGAAATGGCTTGACCGTTTCGGTGGAGCAGATGCAGAAGGCGCTGCTTTAGGGTATAAGGCTGCGCCTTTCAAGGTATCTGACAAGTGCTGTTATTACCTAAAGGAAAAGCCCTGTGATGATTGGGCAAAGGAACACAATTCTGTTCCTTATCTTGGTTTGATGGCAAGCGAAGGCGGACGAAGGGAAAAAAGCCTGATGATGAACGGGTGTAATTACTTTGGAAAATCCACCATTCGTTCTGCCCCATTCGCAATATTTACCCGGCAAGATTTACTTCAGCTTGCCCTTGATCTGAAAGTTCCTGTTCCTGAAATCTATGGTGAAATTGTTCGTGATGCTGATGGTACATTGCGTACTACGGGCGCACAGCGTACCGGGTGCAGTATGTGTGGTTTCGGTGTTCACCTTGAAAAGCGTCCCCATAGATTTGACCGATTGCGCAAGCAAAACCCCAAAGAATGGCATTTCTGGATGTATGACCAAGGTTGGGGTGAAGTTCTGGACTATATCGGTGTTGGTTGGGAAGATGAAGTTGACTGAATGAAAGGGTGAAATACATGGGATTTGTGTTCCTGCTGGCCTGTGTGCTGGTTGGCTTGCTGTTTCTGGCTTATGTTGAAAGCCCGGAATACGAGGAAAACCGCATGATAAACCAGCTTGTGAGGGAATCCAAGCGAAATAAAAGGCGGCGCGAACATAGCCCCAAGCGTGGGTATTCCCATGTACGCGCCGGATGGTCAGCCAATCATGATTGATTTTCTGATTAAGGCGGCAATCATCCTGTTCTTGGTTGTTCCGCTGGTTCTTTCCTGTATCTTGTTTATCGTTGGCGCTGAATACCTGAAATATCAGGAAAATCAAAGAGAGGTAAACGAAAATGAAAAAGTTTGAATTCACCGGGGAAGTCAAAACCCTGTGGTGGGGTTGCAAGGTGCAGCGCATTCGGGCGCTGGTTGAAATTGATCTGGGCTGGACGGTTGTCAAGCCCGGTGACTTGGGCGGCTGGTTGGAGAAGGAAAGCAACCTTTCCCATGATGGAAAGGCGTGGGTCTGGGGCAATGCCGAGGTCTGGGGCAATGCCAAGGTCTGCGGTGATGCCAAGGTCTGGGGCAATGCCGAGGTCTGGGGCAATGCCAAGGTCTGCGGTGATGCCGAGGTCTGCGGTGATGCCAAGGTCTGCGGTGATGCGTTCCTTTTCCGGGCTGAACATCTGCTGACCATCGGCGCAATCGGTAGCCGGAACGATTTCACCACGTTCTTCAGGAACAAGAAGGGTGAAATCAAGGTGAAGTGCGGCTGCTTCCTTGGTACGGTTGATGAATTCCTTGCCAAAGTGCAGCAGACCCACGGTGACACCAAGTTTGCCGTTGTGTATCGCGCCTGTGTGACCGTTGCCCTTGCCCAGATTGACACCACCCCCTATGAAGGTGAGGTCAAATGAACTTCTTTCCCTTCCAGATTCAGGCGCTTGATACCACCCAAGACCAAAACCGGGTTGCCTATTACATGGATATGGGCTTGGGCAAGACGTATGTGGGAACGGAAAAAATGAAGCGCCTTGGGGCGCGGGTCAATCTGGTGATCTGTCAGAAGTCCAAGA